CGTGCCGAGGGTCTTCAATGTCTCCTTCTGTTCCCTTAAGAACAGCTTTACGAGTGTGGTCCCTACCTCTTTCAATTGCTTTTTATTTAACCAACTACGCCCATCCAGCGCAGTCTTGAGGAATTCATGCCCAAGAGCACCTAAATCAAACGGAGTTCTTTGCTCATCTCCCTTGGAGGATCGCGGTTTAGCGAGACCAAGGTTGAGATATGGCACCCTTTGAAGGGCACCATCATTATAGAAAAAGGTGGTCGAGTTCATTTCAACAAACTCCCTCGAGTAGTAACACTTACCAATCGAGGGCTCAAGACCGCACGCGGTGGATATCTGCTCCCACCTCCTCTTCTCATTCTCTGTGTAACGCATAGCGCAATCGTCGCCGTTTACCTTCAAGGGTAACTGGTAGAATTTCTTCTTACGGAGCTTCTCATCGAAGCTCTGTCGACATATGGCCGCATTAATAACACACAGAATAGGGAAGGAGAGGGGGGAACCCATCAATTGACCGTTCTCTTGCTTGGCACACATCCCTGGCTTAAGATCTCCTCTTTTTTCATAGAGAGAATGCTCTGTTAAGCAGGATGTACCTAGCTCCTCCAGCCAACGGGGAATACCTCCGCAGCGACAGATCTCAGACCAGGTGTGGTCGGATAAAACCTTCTAAGGTTATCTGTTGCAGCCGAGTAGTCTCCGCTCAAGAAGGCTGTAAGGGGACGCCGATACTTCGGGTCCTTGTCAATGAGGGTTTGCAGAATTTCCGCCGTGATAGGCGTACCAATCAGTTCGAAGGCGGGATTGACCTTTATAGATCTCCACATCCAATCCTGAACTTCTTTTAACAACCAGTATGCAGTATCGCTACCACACGTGACAGTCCGCACTTTGAGGGGCTCAAGGATCTGAACGGGGAGAGCTGGGCTCCCCCATTCGGCCTCCTTGGCCAAAGAGTCCCCAATAGCACGGAAGAAACGGGGGAGGGTTCCCTTGTAGTGTTTAAACTCACGGGTCCCCTCTTCCATCTCTACCATCACTGTCGCCGAGCGATTACACGCGAGATCTGTACTGAAACGCATTGAGTTGCGCCAGTTCTGCAGAATCGTACCGCATGCACCGCCCTTCGAACGGTCGTTGAAGAAATGTCCAGAAAAGGAAGGAAAGGGGGCGAGCCCCTCCTTCGGATTAAATGGTTTGGTAAAAAGCTCCTCTACACTACGCGTTATCTCACGCAAGATTTCGTCGTCAAGTGCAGAGGCCTCCACGTCAATTATTTCACGCTTTGCTGCGTGCAGGCCCTTTTGCCTGTTCGTAAGCGCCTCTCTATGCTTCTTCGCCGTCTCATCCTTGAGTTCTTCAGGGACGACCGGCGACCCCTTCTTTGCGTTCAGAAGGGTCTTGCCAAAGCTCAGTGCTTGGAGTTTCTTCTTAGGGCCACCCTGGAAACGGGAGAAGGCTCGGAAGAAGCCGTTTGAGATCTTGCGACCAAACGACTCCCCCCAAAACCAACGTCCAATTTTTCGGGCGACGGTCTGAGGTGAAGCTCCCCTGAGACGGGATGCAAGAGTAGCTACGGGACACGGGGGGACAGTATCCCCGGTCACGATAGAGAGACTGGCTCCATAGAACCACTTGATGACCTTTTCAAGCGGTGACTCAGAAGCCAAATCCACCAATCTACGTGTTAAGGAAGGAATTGACACCTCCAAAACACTGCCATTGGTAATTTTACTGAGACCATTCCAGACACTGACAAAGTGTCTGGCATGGCCCTCGGCCCTCTCCCAGAGTCCATCCTGGGAGTGGTCCGAGGACCCAAGGCCCCTTTTAGGGGAGACCTTGGGTTGGGTGCGTTCGCACTCTAGGCCGGTCGGGCCAAGAGTAGGATGCATCATCCCGGATCCGTCGTGGTCTTCACAGTGTGCTGAGTACACGCACGAGAAGCAGAACTCACGTTCTACTTCAAGTGGCTCTCTCTCGCACTCTGTTACCTCCACGACGGGGTTGAGTGACTTGATTTGGTTGATAATTTCTTCCATGTAAGTGGGTTCGCCTTACTTTCTCGAAGACAATCGTCTCAATTCAC